GGGTGTAGAACCAAGGTAATCGTTTCTTGGTTTTGAATTGATTAGTGGTGAACCATATCTTATGAATCCCACTACAGTGTTTGTATTGGTCTCCTTAACTACGAGTTTCATAGTTTTGCCTGGCGATTCATCAGGCGAAAATGATGCAGTTTTTTCCAACATCGCATCAAATGTTTCATTTGGTATTGTTGTAACCTCAAAATTCATGTCTTGAGGATGCATGTCATAGTTTTGAAACATGTCATCCTCAAGACCGAATCCGAACAACGGAGCAGGTAAGTCCTTTACTCTTTCAATTTTCCTTGCACGAAAGTAATCGTCAATTCTTTTGAAGTCTGCAAAATAGTTAACGAGCTTGCTCGCTACCCATATGGTATCTTCCCTACTCAGTTCCATATTAAAGATTCTCTAATACGTTCTCGGGAGTTGATATTTCGTAAGGGTCACTATTGATGTTATCATCTTGACCTTCTTCAGTAAACATCTGTTCAATAACACCATCGTTTATAACCATGGCATATCTCCAACTTCTGATACCGAATCCTACGTTACCTTTTTCCACTGAGGCACCCATTGCTTGTGTGAATTCACCATTACCATCAGGCAGTGGATAAACTCTCTGTACGTCTTGTGCTTCGAACCAACTGTTCATAACAAAAGTATCGTTAACAGACAAACAATAAATCTCTTCAATGCCCTTCTCATCAAACTGTTCAAACATGGAATCAAATCCTGGCAGTTGTTGGTTGGAACATGTTGGAGTAAATGCGCCTGGCAATGCAAAAAGAATTACTCTTTTGCCCTCTAGTTGTTTAAGTGTATCCAAAGTTCTGAATTCACCATCGACTTGAATCGGAAGATTCACTTGAGGGATTTTATCACCTACATTTAACATAGTTTTCTCCTTTATATCGCTTCTACATAATATAGAAGATACACCCAGTATACAATATAAAGGGTGTATCGTAAAGAGGGTTTTTAAGAAATTTTGATTTCTTGAGGTTTGTCTTCCTCAGGCACAATTCTCTCTAAACTAACACTCAAAATACCATTCTTCATGTCTGCACCTTTAACGACAATGTCGTCTGCAAGTGTGAATGTTCTTTTGAATGAACGTGATGCGAGTCCTTTATGGACATACTCAAGTTCGTCTCCTTCCTCTTGTTTACCTTCGATTGAAAGAACTTCTTTCTCTTTTGAGATAGTAATATCTTTCTTGGTAAATCCAGCTACTGCAAGTTCGATAGAGAAGTTCTCTGCATCATGTTTTACAATATTGTAAGGTGGATAGTTAGAATTAGATTGCACATCTGCACGTTCTAATAGTTGAAGAGTTCTGTCGAACCCGATTGCGAATGGGAATTCTGTTGAAAATTTCCCGAAGACATCATTGAAATGTGTCATAGTTTTTCTCCTTTATTAAGCAAGTTAATGTTATGTAACCCCTAATGGGCATTACAATGGTATTTATAACACCATACTACTATTATATGGGTTTTTTCTAAAATTTCAAGGGGTTTTTATCTTTTTTTACAAGAGGTTTTAGCTCTATCGAGGACGTGGAGATTATTCACTATTATTATTGTCATAAAAGTATTCAAACCCATCATTGACTTACTTGTAAGTTGTTGAGTATCATAGTCATATAATAATGCTGGTGCAAGTATGATAAACTTTTTCTCAAACAAATCGTTTAAATCGGGACGTTCTCCGAATATTGGGTTTGCCTCCTTTACACAATCATATTTTAGTCCACGGTATGTGGTATAGATATCTGCTGCTTGTAGTCCTACAAATAAGACCCAATCGAGATTAGTTGGTGGTTCAGTTGGTGGGGGTATAAATGGTAACTTTTTCAGATTTACCTTTGACAAGGATTCTATCGACTTTAGTGAATGCTCTAGATGGACACTGTCTATATGTTTCTTCGCCCAGCAACACGTCCACCCCATCATAATTTCGTGTTTGTCCTTCGAGTCTAGCACCAAGGTTGACGGCATCTCCAATGACGGAATAGTCAAATCTAAGTTCTGACCCCATGTTTCCAACGATACACTCACCAGTGTTAATACCAATACCAACATTGATAGGGGGAAGACCGAGTGGTTTGAGTTCTTCATTAAGTTCCTTGGTTGCGATTAGTATTTCTTCTGCAGACTTGACTGCCATCTCGGCATGGTCGGGGCAATCTAACGGTGCATTCCAAAAACTCATAATACAATCTCCCATATACTTGTCGATTGTTCCATTATTATTTAGGATTATCTTTGTCTGCATGTCAAGAAATTTATTGACAAGTTCTACTAATCCTTCGGGGTCATCTTGTTTCATGTAGTGTTCGCTTATGGGGGTGAATCCACATATGTCCATAAACATGAAGGTAAGTTCCTTTCTATCTCCACCAAGTTTCAATAATTCGGGGTTCTCAGCGAGTTGGTCAACCATGTCAGGCGATAAATACTTTTGGAACTGCTTCTTAATTTCTTCTTTGAGTTGGTAGGTCGTATAGTATTTGTTGAAGGAAGCATGACCGAAAATCATCAAGGAGGCTATCGATGAGTAGAAAGTATCGAAAAGAACGAAAGACGAAGTCCACAAATAGAACCCCCCACCCACCTGAAATCCAACAATACCTAGACTCACTAGACCCGCAAAAATTGTGGGAACATTGTAGACCACGAGTAGAATACTTAGAAGTGCTATCACCAAAAGAGCAATCTCAAGCAATTCGAGATAGTAAGATTGTTGTATTTGAACTTCTTGCGAAACGGTTTGGATTAGGTTCGCTTGCACTTCGTGGGGATATAATACACCCACTGGAGTTGACACTGGATTATTCAGACCTTCAGCAGTCAAACCCCATATTAGAATCTTATTCTCATAATCTGAATTAGAGAGTTCACTAGCACTAACTCTTTTGAATTGGTTCCAATATGATATCATCACATCACCAGTTGGTGTGGTGGTTATTGGTTTAGCACGTCCCATCCTAATCCATTCTATCCCTGATTCAGTTACACGGGTCTGATACGAAGGTTGGTCTTGTATAGCACGTAGTGTTTCTAGTGCAACACTTGGATAGATTTGATTATTTGCAAGAACTAATAGGGGTGCAGAGCGAGTTGTACCATCAAAATTTGGTGTTCCCGATACACTAGGTGTGGTTACACTTACTCCAACACCGTAAGTATTGTCCTGAAGTATCCTGATTGGAGATGCAATTCCTGAAAACTGCCAGATGTTATCTTCTATAACACCCCCACCAAACACTGAAGTATTGACGAAAGGTGCAGTTCCTGTATCTTTTTGTATTGTTGGAGCTGAAGATAGAATAGAAAGTCTATTTACTAGACCTTCAGCAAATATCTCGTCACCACCGAATCTATCGACTTCTTTAAACAGTTGGGTGAACACATGAGTGTTACTCCAATGTGTTTCCAACATAATTTCAGCATAGATGTTTCTTGGTAATGGATACTGTCCATATGTTTCTAATGTCTTCTCATCAATATCAACAAGTATGATATCGTCAACTTGAAGTACAGGTTGTTGTTGATGTAGAAAATCAAACCATGACCATTGTATATTTTCTACAATGTATGGTGACCAAATTTTAAGTCCTACTAGTAACCCGATAGTCACTAAGACTGTCTTCCAATTATACATTAACTAAATTTCTTTTGTATCCACTTAAACATATAGTAAATGCTTAATCCATAAGTTGCCAGAACTGACATTGATACACCTATGTAAATTAACTCTATTGGTGATAGGAAGAGAACCTGCCATACGAAATCGGATGCAGCTTCTACATCTCCTAATTCAAGTTCTGATGATTCGAGTTCATCGTCCCACTCGATAGGTTGAGGACATTCACTCATTCTATAAAGTCCTCTCTCGAAAGTGGTGGTGGATTGTTGTGTCCGATTTTAGAATTTTTCTTACTTTCGTAATTAATCATTGCCTTTCTGATTGCATCTTCAGCTAAGACACTACAGTGTAGTTTGATTGGTGGTAAGTCTAATGCATCTGCGATATCTTTATCTTTGATGAGTTTTGCTTCTTCAACGGTTTTACCCATCATCATATCTACAAACATAGATGAACTTGCGATTGCACTTCCGCAACCATATGTTTTAAATTTTACATCGATGATTCTTTCATCATCATCTAGTAATAGTTGAAGTTGCATGACATCTCCACAAGCAGGGGCGCCTGCAAGTCCAGTTGCAACTTTGGGGTCGTCTTTGTCTAATCTACCAACTGAATGTTTCTTGGGATTTGCAAGAACTGCTTCGAATCTTTTTACTACTTCTTCTGAATATGCCATACATCTATTTAGACATACACATCAACAAAATTTCCAATATGCATTAAAGGATATCCATACCTTCTACGTATGTACTTTTCGAAACTACTCCTGTGTAACCGATACACTACAACCACCTACTGTTAAGCAGTTTACGGATACATTATACAATTGGTTTGTTGCACTCATCTGCTTTAAAATTAAATCAGTTCCATATAGTCCGTCAAGAGTAATATTGGCATTGTGTGTAGCACCATTCCCTTTCTGTCTAACAAATACATCGTTGTAGTCATTGTAAATCGTAAGGTTTGTACTCTTTACACCATTACTTTGTTGCTTTATTTTAACTTCGTTATTATCACCAGCTAAATGTAAATCAAAGTTATGACCATCCGATGCGTTTGATTGGTTTGTTTGTTGTACTGCTAATTGATTATAATCACCGTACATTGTGATATCCATTTCGTGTCCACCACCTTCCCATCCATCATAATTCCAAGATAAGTCGGTGTCTGATGTAATATCAGTCCAATCAATACCTTGACCTAATTTCATTTGATTACCTGTGCCACTTATTTCATCAAAGGTAATTCTATTAGGAAGAGCGGTATGACTCGTGTTCACTTGTACTAAATACATGTCTAAACTTGTTGCTGTAATATATGAATTACTATCTAACATTTGGATTTCATTACTGTGTCCAATTTGCTCTACACCTAATTGAAAAGTATCACCACTCTGTTCTATGGTCAATTCGTTGTCTGCTAAGACTAAGGGTGCTAGTCCTAAGACTAGCACTATGAATGTTTGCTTTATATAATCCATTGTAAAATAATTACCGTAGCAACTCCTTGAAAATAATAAAACCATATTAGGTCATAATCATCGATATCGTAA